TACTGCTAGAAATAAAATGGTTGGTACAGGATCAAACAATACTGTTGCAATTGTAGCAGGAGGGGAACTTCCTACAGGTTCACCTTCTTCAGCTAATGCAACTGAAGAATGGTCATATGCTGACACAACATTTACAGTAGGATAAAAATATGGGAACAATAACAAGGTCATTTGCGAACAATATTACATCAGGTGGTACTTTTGATGCTACTGATTTAACAGGAACTATTCCTGCGTCTAATATTGCTGACGCTTCTGTAACAAATATTACGGCCGTGCCTGCTTTGGTTGCTACTACTACAGTTGCCAGTGACCCACCATCACCAGACGCTGGACAAATTTGGTATAATACAACAGATAAGGCTTTGAGAGCCTATATTCAGTCATCAACAGGTTCTTGGGCAACAGGTAATGATTTGAATACCGCTAGACAACTTTTAGGAGGAACTGGAACACAAACATCAGCTTTAGGTTTTGGTGGATATGTAGCAGCTGAAACAGCAGTAACAGAATCTTATAATGGAACTTCTTGGACTGAGGTTAATGACTTAAACACAGCAAGAAGAAACCTAGGTAGTGCAGGAATTGATAATACTTCGGCATTAACTTATGGTGGTAATACAGCTGCTCCTGCTAATGCTGCTAATACTGAATCTTGGAATGGCACGTCTTGGACAGAAGTTAATGATTTGAATACAGCTAGAAGGGCTATATCAGGAGCAGGTACTCAAACTTCTGCTATTGGAGCAGGTGGAGATTTAGCACCAGGTTATCAAACATTAGCAGAATCTTGGAATGGTACTAGCTGGACTGAAGTTAATGATTTAAATACGGCTAGAGGAACAATGAATGGAAAAGCAGGAGCAGATAATACCTCAGCTTTAATTTTTAGTGGAACACCTTTACCAGTAGCTGGGGCTCTAACAGAATCTTGGAATGGAACTAGCTGGACAGAAGTATCTGATTTAAATAATACAAGGGATTATTTGACAGGGGCGGGTATTCAAACTTCAGCATTAGCTTTTGGAGGAGAAAATGCTGGCTTTAAAGCATTTACAGAAGAATGGAATGGTTCCTCTTGGACAGAAGTAGGAGATTTAAATTTAGCAAGATATACATTAGCAGGAGCTGGTAATACAGCAGCAGCACTTGCTTTTGGTGGAGATGGTTCACCTCCAGGAAATGTATTGGCTAATACAGAAGAATGGTCAAAACCAAACGTAGTAACAGATTTAGGAGTAAGTTAAAATGGGAGCAATAACTAGAGGTATCGCAAATAACATATTAGGCAACGGTGCTGTAGATGGTACAGATGCTTTAACAGGTACTATACCAGCAACTAATATTGGTAATCCCTCTTTAGCAAACTTAACAACTTTTCCACCGTCAGTTGACGCTGGTATTCCACAAGTTGCTGGAGATCCACCAGCGCCATCCGATGGAGATGTGTGGTACAATACAAATACTTACAAGTTAAGAGTGAGAGGTGTGAGTGCGGCTTTAGGTTCTTGGTCGTCTGGTGGAAATATGAATACTGCGAGAAACGAACTTGCAGGAGCAGGAACACAAACTTCAGCAATAGCTGTTGGAGGTGAAGGTCCTCCTGTTTTAACAAATTCAGAAACATATAATGGTACAAGTTGGACTGAAACTGCAGATATATCAACAGCAAGAAAAGGTTTGCGCGGAGCAGCAACAGATAATGAAGCAGCTCTTGTTTTTGGTGGAGATGGTCCACCTACAACTGGAGCAACAGAATCTTGGAATGGCACAAGTTGGACAGAAGTCAATGATTTAAATAATGCTAGACAACAATTAGCAGCAGCTGGAACAGAAACAGCAGCTTTAGCATTTGGTGGAAATCCTTCAGACACTCCAGGATATACAGAACAATGGAATGGTTCAGCATGGACAGAAGTAGGTGACTTAAATTCAATGAGGCAACAATTAGCAGGATCAGGAACAAACACTGCTGCTTTAGGCATTGGAGGAAATCAACCAGGAACAGGTATTACTCCTAAAGTAGAATCTTGGAATGGAACTAGCTGGACAGAAACTACTGATATAAACACACAAAGATATATTTTAGCTGCAGCAGGAACACAACTATCTACTATAGCTTTTGGTGGAGATACACCTCCAGCAACAACAGTAACAGAACAATGGAATGGAACTAGTTGGACAGAGGTAGCAGATTTAAGTACTGCTGTAAAACAACACGGTGGCGCTGGAGACACTACGACTGGATTATCTTTTGCAGGTGGACCACCATCTGTAACGCAAACAGAAGAATGGAACGCTGGTGCTGCTAACCTAAACGTAGATTTGGCCTAATTTAAGACAGCTTGAAGATATTTTTAGATTATAAATAGTACAAAGTAAACTAAATTAAAGGAGATATAAAAATGAACGGATTTTTATACTGTACTGCAACAAATACTGGTAAGGGTTTTATTACTCACCAAGACAGAGCGGACTTCTATATTAGAGGTTTTGCGGGTAATGTATGGGTTGTAGAAAAAAATATCAAGAGCGCTGACTGGATTAGTAGAGTTTCTGGTACATCTAAAACATATTCTGAAGCTCAAACGATTGTAGATACAGAAGTATCAAACGCACAATCAACTTGGGATGGTAATAATGTAGAAGGTGAAACAGAAGCACAAAAAATCGAAAGAATTGGCTCTAGACCTACAGAAATCAAGTTACCTTATTTACCTTAATAGTAAATAAATAACACGGAGAGATAATAAATGGCACTTACAAAAGTAACCACATCAGGATTAGCAGACGATTCAGTAACTTCGGCAAAAGTATCTGACGGTGTAATTAGCGCTGCTGATGTTGCTGACGGTACACTTACAGTAGCTAAACTTACATCTACTTTAGACTTATCTTCAAATACAGTTACTTTACCTAATACGTCTGTAACAAATGATATGTTGGCAGGATCAATTGCCAATGCTAAACTTGTTAATTCAAGTGTAACTGTAAATGGTTCATCTGTAGCCCTTGGAGGTTCAGTAGATATTTCTGCTGGTACAGCTTGGCAATCAGGTATTGTTGCTGATGGATCAACAGTTACTACAGCCGTTGCTGGTAACGGATATTTCATAGATACAACAAGTGCCGCTCATACAATCAATTTACCTGCTTCTCCTAGTTTAGGCGATGAAGTTTCTATTATAGACGCTTCAGGTACAGCCGACACAAACAATATTACAGTAGGCCGAAATAGTGAAAACATACAAGGTTCAGCGGCCGACTTAACAATAGCAACCGAAAGAGCAGCCTTTACTTTAGTGTATTTTAACGCTACTCAAGGTTGGTTATTAAAAGACAAGTAAACAATGGCTACATATAAACAAATACGAGGAACGGCTGTTCAAAACAACGCTGGTGATTACACTGGTGCAGTTCAAGGACAACTTTGGTATAATTCTACTGCAGGTTCATTTCAGTCTAGATCGGTTACAACAGCTGGAGCCTGGGCGACTGGTGGGAATTTAAATACAGGGAGATATTATTTTGCAGGTTCAGGAACACAAGCGTCTAGTATAGTAACTGGAGGGGGACCTATTCCAACTGTAGGTGCTTTATCAGAATCTTATAATGGATCTGCTTGGACAGAAACAAATGATTTGAATACTGGAAGAATGGCTCACGCTGCTGCAGGATCTTCTAACACAGATGGTATAGTTTTTGGTGGTGATTTAGGCCCAGTTAATACGACTGCAACAGAATCTTGGAATGGAACAAGTTGGACTTCAGTAAATAGTATGAACACTGCTAGAAGATATTTAGGAGGTGATGGAACAGCAACATCTGCGTTAGCATTTGGTGGTTTTACTCCACCTGATAATGCAGAAACAGAATCTTGGAATGGAACTAGCTGGACTGAAGTTAATGATTTAAACACAGCAAGATACCAACTTGGATCAGCAGGAACAGATAATACAAATGCTTTAACTTTTGGTGGAAACCCTAGTCCAGGTGCTAGACAATTAACAGAATCTTGGAATGGAACAAGTTGGACAGAAGTAAATGATTTAAATACTGGAACTGTGGCAAGAGGTGGAGCAGGCGATAACACATCTGCTTTAGCTTTTGGAGGAAATACTCCTGCCCCTGCAGTAACAGGTGCAACAGAATTATGGAATGGAACAAGTTGGACAGAAACCACAGATTTAAATACAGCTAGAGAAGGTGGAGCTTCATCAGGAACTGCAACTTCAGCATTGTTCGCTGGAGGACTTGTACCCCCATCTTCAAGTGCCACCGAAGAATGGACAGGGGCAGGAGCACCTGTTACAGAAACAATAACAACAAGTTAGATATAGGAGAAAACTATGGCAAAAACATATCAATACTGTGTCGCAGAAAATTGGGGAAAAGGTTTTATAAACCATGATGAGTCTTTTAGAATCACTTTTAAAAGTTTCCCTGGTAATGTTTGGCAAGTACCTGCATACAATAAACACGCAAATCTTTGGATTGCAAAAGTAGCAGGTGTTGTAAAAACAAAAGACGAGGCACAAACTATTGTTGACGCTGAAGTTACTACTGCTCAAAACACTTGGGATGCTGATAACGTAGAAGGCGAAACAGCAGAACAAAAAGTTGAGAGAATTGGTAGTAGACCAGCAGACATAACATTAGACGAGTAAAAAAACAGAATAAATATATAAATGGCTGACTATAAAAGTATAAAAGGCGTAAGAGTACAGAATTTTACTACGGATCCTGATAATCCGATTACAGGACAGGTGTGGTATAATGAAACTGATCAGGTAATGAAGTTTCAGTATCCGGCCACTATTAATGCTTGGAGTACGGGTGGGAATTTAAATACTGCAAGATATAATTTAGGAGGAGCAGGTACTCAAACTGCAGGATTAGCTTTTGGTGGAAATCAATTTCCTGCAACACAAAAATCAGAAACAGAATCTTATGATGGAACGAGTTGGACAGAATTAAATGACTTAAATACTGCAAGAAGACTTCTTGCAGGTTGTGGAGCAGATAATACATCAGCTTTAGCTACAGGAGGAGTTCCTACTCCAGGTTCAGTTACTGCAAACACAGAGTCTTGGAATGGTACGAGTTGGACTGAAGTCAACAATTTAAATACTGGAAGAAGCGGTCTTTTTGCTGCTGGAGCTGACAATACTTCTGCTTTAGCTTATGCAGGAATTGGTACTTCACCACCTGCTGTAGCATTAACAGAATCTTGGAATGGTACTAGTTGGACTGAAGTAAACGATTTAAACACAGCTAGAGTAGGACTTGGGGGAATAGGAATACAAACTTCTGCCTTAGCTGTTTCTTCTGATTCTTCTCCTACTGCAATAGTAGAATCCTGGAATGGCACTAGTTGGACTGAAGTTGGAGATTTAAACACAGGTCGGGAAGCATCAGGTAATGCTGGAGCTGATAATACTTCTGGTTTAGCTTTTGGTGGAATTACTACGGTTAATGTGGCAAATACAGAATCTTGGAACGGAACATCTTGGTCAGAAACAAGTGATTTATCTACTGCAAGAAGAGCTTTAGCTGGAGCTGGAACAAAAACTTTAGCACTAGCTATTGGAGGATTTACTCCACCTCAAACAGCCGCAACCGAAGAATGGAACGCAGCTACTCCAGTCGGGGCTTGGTCTACGGGAGGCAGTTTGAATACTGCTAGAAAATATATAGGATCAAACGGTACTCAAACATCTGCATTAGCTTATGGAGGAGAAAGTATACCTTCTCCTAATGTAACATTAACAGAATCTTATGATGGAACAGCTTGGACAGAAGTAGCAGATTTAAATACTTCAAGAGAAAAATTAGCAGGAGCAGGTGTAGACAATACATCAGCTTTAGCTTTTGGTGGTTATTTAAATACAGCAGTTACAGAGTCTTGGAATGGTACAAGTTGGACTGAAGTAAACGATTTAAATACTGCAAGAGGAGTATTTGCAGGAAATGGTACTCAAACATCTGCATTAGCTTATGGTGGTTATCCTACATTTGCATTAACAGAATCTTGGAATGGTACAAGTTGGACAGAAGTAAATGACTTAAATACTGCAAGATTTGATTTAGGGGGTATAGGAGCAGATAACACTTCTGCATTAGCTTTTGGAGGTGGAGATCCTATTAAAGCAAATACTGAAACTTGGAATGGTACGTCTTGGACGGAAGTCAATGATTTAAACACAGCTAGAAAAGAACTTTCAGGAGCAGGAGTTCAAACATCAGCATTAGCTTTTGGTGGTGCTACAAGTGATCCAGTGCCTGCAAATGGTACAGGTGTAACAGAAGAATGGAATGGTGCAAGTTGGGCAGAAACTTCTGATTTATCAACTTCAAGAAGTGGATTAGCAGGAGCTGGAACAACCTCTGCAGCATTAGCTTTTGGTGGGTTTGATACAGCAAACACAGCAGCAACCGAAGAATGGACAAAACCTGGATTTACAACTAAAACAATAACACAAAGTTAAATATGGCAACTTATAAAGAAATATATGGAAGTACAATAGAAGTCGTAACCAGCGATCCAGAGAATCCTGTTACAGGACAAGTTTGGTATAACTCAACTGATAATGTGGTTAAAGGATTTGCTATTACTACTGCTGGATCTTGGTCTACGGGAGGCAGTTTGAATACTGCCAAATATTCATCAGGATCTGCAGGAACTCAAACATCAGGTATGGTTGCAGGTGGAAGATTAAGTGGGACTCCTGGACAGACTGCTACTGTAGAACAATATAATGGATCAGCTTGGACTGAAGTTTCTGATTTAAATACCACAAGAAATCAAATAGGTGGAGCAGGAGTAGATAATACATCTGTTTTAGTTTATGGAGGAGATACTACTGAAACATCAACTGGTCAAACAGCAGTTACAGAGTCATGGAACGGTTCGGCTTGGACTGAAGTTAACGATCTTAATACAGCTAGACAAGGGCCAGCAGGAGCAGGAACTCAAACAGCGGCTATATCTCTTGGTGGTGCAACAGCTCCAGGAGGTCAACCAACAGGAGTTACAGAATTGTGGAACGGTACCAGTTGGACAGAAGTTAATGATTTAAATATAGGAAGAAGATTTATGGGAGGTGCAGGAACATCTACTGCAGCTTTAGGTATGGGTGGAAATGGTAGTTCTCCAATTGATGTTCAACAAGCTTTAACAGAAAGTTGGAATGGAACATCTTGGACTGAAGTAAATGATATGAATATTACTAGAACTCAAATGGCATCTTTCGGAACTCAAACAGCAGCAATAGTTAGTTCCGCATCTACAGCTACTCCACCAACAAGAGTAAATACAGAAGAATGGAACGGAACATCTTGGTCAGAAACAACTGATATGAGTATTCCTGGATTTGCAGGAAATGGTATTGGAAGTGCTACAGCAGGTTTAGTAGGTGGTTCATCAGGTTCAGCAAACGAAGAATGGTTAGGTCCAGGTGCTTCAGTAACATACACTTTCACAGACAGTTAAAACTAGTATAAATACAATTATATAATTATGTAATATAATTATAAACAATGAAGGATTGAAAATGGCAAAAGAAAACTTAAAAGCACTTATTGAAAAAGAAGGCAAAAGCCTTAATAGTCTATTAGAAGTACAAGATTTAAAAGACTTTAAAGCGATGACTTCCGAGTTGAAAGATACTTGGACTAAAAAACAAATGTTTCGTACAGAAACAGAAGCAAGATTTTCTGTACTACAAGACAATAGATACCCTACCAAAGCAGCCAAATACTGGCAGTGTGTAAGAGAACAAGCAAGTTACTTGGATAATCTTATGACACTTTCGTTTGAGTATAGAAGAAACGAAGCAAAAATCAAATGGTTAGAGAAAAAAGTTTCTGAAGAAACAGACGAATACAAACTAACCAAATACGAAATTGATTTAGACGAAAAACGTTATGTGAAAGCATCTATGGAAAAACAAGCGTACCATAGAATGAGAGAAATCAAAATGTGGTCTAAATTGAAAAAAGAATTTAACGATGGTTCTTTTGATGACAAAGATGTTAATAAACATCAACTTGAGTCTTATGGAATTCAATATGCTGAAAAGGCAAAACAGTTAACTGAAAATTCTTCAGATACAGATAAATTCAATGTATTAGGACAATTACAGTCACTAAAAAGAATACATAAATCAGGTGAATTATTAAGTTCTTATGAAAAGAAAGAGCAGTTGCCTGGCGCTGAAACTAATACTCAAGCTGATACTGAAAATACTACTCCTGAATGGAAAGAATAATCTAGTACATTTCTAATTTTATATTATGAAATCTACTGATAAAAAGATTTTCTTTTTAGTTGCTATGCCTCGTTCTGGCAATACACTTTTTGCTTCGATTATGAATCAAAATAGTGATGTTGCCGTAACAGCAAACTCGGTTACTTTAGAAATAATAAAACAATTGTTTCTATTAAAACAAACTGATGTATTTCAAAACTATCCTGACCATCAATCGTTAGATAATGTATCAAATGTTGTATTTGATTCTTACTACAAAGACTGGACACAAAAATATATCATTGATAGAGGACCTGTTACTACACCTGGCAATCTAAACTTAATGAAACAACATTTTAATCAACCTATTAAATGTGTTGTTATATTAAGAGACCTATTAGATGTGGTCGCTTCTTGGATTAAGTATGCTGTTAAAAATCCAAACAACTTTATAAGAAAACAAACAAAAACAATTGATGAAGCGTTAGAGATGTTGATGTTAAAAGATAGTCAAATCACAAAAGATTTGATTGCTATTGAAAATTTGATGAAACCTGAAAATAAACATATGGCCTGTTTTATCAAATATGATGAATTAGTTTTCAATCCTGAAGAAACCATAAATAAGGTATATCAGTTTTTAGATATACCTTATTTTAAACATAACTTTACTAATCTTAATCAGTTTAAAGTAAATGGTTTGTCGTATGTAGATAATGTGTTAGGAGACAATTTACATACTATTCGTACAAACGAAATATCTAAAGAAGATAATCCATACAAAAAACTAATTCCTAAATGGTTTATAAATAAGTATGAACATATAAAATTTTAGAAAGTGAAACATAATGAATTTTGATTTTGTATTTTTAGGTCAATCCGTACTAAAGTATCAAGTACCGTTAGAGATATTTCATACTATCAATGGTATTTACGAAAGTAAATTTAATCAACTTTACAAGGCCAATAAACAGCTCGTTGGTAAAATAGAGGACGAACATTCTTTATTTTATCAAGGCCAAGATGAGTCTAAAGTAAAAAGACACAATTTACTTCCGTTAAATGTTACTGATTATTTTCTACAGGTATTTAAACACTATCTCGCTTTTAATAAAATAAGAGATTATGATTTACACCTAAACTCTATTTGGGTTAACGAAATGAAAGAGCATGAGTATAATCCAGCACATATACATAGAGGTACATTGTTTACAGGCCTTTCTTCAGTTATGATATTAAAACTACCTTCAACATATGGTAGAGAATATTCAAACGCAGAAATACCACAAAATGGAAGACTTCAAATACTTGGTGCGTCAAACGGTCAATTTGCGAAAATAGACTATCAACCACCAATGGAATTAAGAGATTTTTATGTCTTTCCATATGATATGAGGCATTGTGTTTATCCGTTTAATGGAACAAAAGAAACAAGACGAACACTTGCCGCAAACTGTGATGTACAGTTTGACCCAATTAAGAACCGAGGAGCAATATAATGATATACAAAGAACCACGATGGAAGAGTTACATTGTTGAAACAACTGTGCCTATTTTTACACCACAACAATGTGCTGACATCATAAGAGTGGGCCGACAACAGCAACCTGAAAAAGCAAAAGTAGGTACAGGAACATCTGAAGAAACATCAGCGTATGATACAAAAAAGAGAGTTACAACAATAAGTTGGATTCCTTTTGACGCTTTAAAACCAATGTATAAAAAAATAGAACAAGTATTAGATAGTACAAACAAAAATCACTTTGGTTTTGATAATGTACAAATAACTGAACCTGCTCAGTTTACAGAATATCCACCAGGTGGTTTTTACGATTGGCATACTGATAATGATGTATCAGGTATCAATGAACCACCAGTTAGAAAAATATCAATGACTTTATTATTATCACCAGAAAGTCAATTTACAGGTGGTGGATTAGAGTTAATTAGTGAAGGTAAATCACCACAAAATTTAAAACAAGGCCACGCTGTTTTCTTTGCGTCTTTTGTAAGACATAGAGTTGTACCTGTACAAACAGGTGTTAGACAGTCTTTAGTAATGTGGTTTGGAGGCACACCGTTGAGATAATATGATACGAGAATTACATTTTCCTACACCCATTTACATATTTGACCACAACGATCCATCTTTAAACGTTCAGTTAGAAAAAGATATAATGAATTGGATGCAACAAGATAAAGGCGTAACAAGAACAAACGTAAAAGGTTGGCATTCAACAACTGATATGCACGAAAGACCAGAATACAAAAGACTTGTTCATGCGTTATATGAAGCACAACATAAAATATTTGTTGAAGAACATTATGAAAGTGAACCATTTTTAGGAAATATGTGGGCAAACGTAAATCCACCAGGTGGTATGAATAGAGCGCATCAACACCCTAACTCATTATGGTCAGGTGTGTATTATGTAAAGGCACCACAAAATTCAGGACACTTAAAAGTTGATGATCCAAGATCCTCTGCTTCTATGATACGACCTAAACAAAAACCAGGACAACTGCCACCAAGACTTTTTAGAGAAACACACTACGAACCTAAAGCAGGTAGATGTATTATGTTTCCAGCTTGGTTAACGCATTGTGTAGATCCTAACGAATCAAATGATATACGAATATCGGTATCATTTAACTTTTTACAGAAAGGTATGTTTGTATGACATTTGAAAATCAAAAATATCAAGTAATTAAAAACGCCATATCATACGATTTAGCAAACTTTTGTTTTAACTATCTATTGTTAAAAAGAGATGCCGCAGCGTTTATGTACAAAAACAATATTATTGCCGATACAGGTATGTGGGGAACTTGGGCAGATAAACAAGTACCCAATGTATATTCTCACTACGCTGATCCTGTGATGGAAACATTATTGATGAAAGTTTTACCTGTAATGAAAGAACAAACAGGTTTAAACTTAATACCAACTTATTCATATACAAGAGTGTATGAAAATGGTTCTATACTCAAAAGACATAAAGATAGACCAAGTTGTGAAATCTCTACAACTTTAAATCTAGGTGGCGATCCTTGGCCAATATACATTGATCCAACAGGTACAGATAATGTCATAGATGAGTATAAAAATATACACAAACCTAACGCACCAGCAGGTAATAGAGTTGATTTAGAACCAGGTGATATGTTAGTTTATAGTGGTTGTGAATTAGAACACTGGAGAGAACCTTTTGAGGGTAATCTATGTGGACAAGTATTTCTTCATTATAATCACGTAAATGGACCATTTGCTGAAAAAAATAAATTTGATAAACGACCATTATTAGGTGTACCAGCGTTTGTTAAATAGTATAAATATAACTGAAAAGGTGATAAAATTATGAGTGAAGTAAAACAAGACACAGTAACAATTGATGGTAAACCATACGTTATTAACGATTTACCAGTTGATGTTAGAAATGCCATTGTTGCTAGACAAGAAATTCAAACTTCAAAAGTTAGACACGAAGTGGAATTAGAGAAAATTGAAGTATTGACTAATCATTATAATGAAAAAATTAAAAAAGGATTAGAACAATTAAATGGCAGCCAGAGCAAATCTACAGATTGATAGAGGGGCAACTTTTTCAAGTGACGTTACTGTAACAGATACAGACGGTACAGCATTTGATTTAACAGGATACACAGCCGGTGCTAAAATGGCTCTAGGTTATGCCTCGACAAGAACAAGAGTTACCCTTACAACAACAATCAATGGTGATCCTACTACAGGAATTATCACAATTTCATTAACAGCAGACCAGACAAAGGCTTTAGAAGCCCCTGCTCGTTATGTCTATGATGTAGAAATTACAAAGACTTCTGATAGTACAGTTACAAGAGTAATAGAAGGCATAATTACAGTAAGTCCTGACGTTACAACTGACTAAAAATATACCATTTTTTTAAATCATTTTTGTTATAAATATTACAAAAGAGAGAGATTTTAATGGTCAGAGCAGTAATCAATAACAATGGTGGAGTTAGAGCAAATATTAACTCTAATAATGGATCAGGTCCTCAACAGGTATCTGTACAGTTACCAAGTGCGGCCGCTGCTCAATCTTTTAGAAATTTAAGCGATGTTGACACAAC